GCTATCGGGGACTAAAAATCTTCACTTCGCTATCGCTCCGTTTCCAAGATTTTCAGCGAAAGCAACTTTTTAAAAAATTAACCTTAACAGGATCAGCCAACATGAAAAAAATAGCCATATTAATCGTCATCTCTTTAACTGCCTGCACAGGTACAACAAAACAGGGAAACCTTACTGTTGATTATGTGCAAGGTTCATTTGAACCAACGGTCGCATTAGCAACTATCCGTGATGACAGCGGCGTAATATCCTTGCAACAGGTATTCACAGAAGCAGGCGTTGCGACAATCTTAACCAAGGAAGCCGCACAAGTTGGAGCGGCAGCAACATTCGGCGTAGCAGCCGCACCGTTATATAAACCAAGCCAAAGCAAAACGACAACCAACGTAAAAAATGGCGGTTCCAATAACAACAGCAATGCCGCTAGTAACGTAAACAAAGCCGTATCAACCGGATCAACCGCTAGTGCATTAGGCAATGGCGGTACTGCACTCAGCAATTCAGCAGCCAATCCCATTGTGAATTCAAGCTCTGGAGCCAGTGCCGCTTCATCGCCTGTTAATAACGCCACAGCCGCTGTTGAATCAGTCACTAACAACTCAGCAAACACAGGCGATATTTCTTTTTCAGCCACCAATACCGCTATCAATAGCCCAGTAACTTCTGTTGATAATTCAGCCACGCAATCACAACAACAATCATTACCTGATAACAATCCAGGCGAAGGAAATGGAAATAATAGTAATGGCAATAATGGCGATGGTAATAACGGTAATAACGGTAATGACGGCAATAACGGTAGCAATGGTGATGGCAATAACGGAATTGGGTTAGGCAATGGCGGTGGCAATGGCACAGGTAATGAAGGCAATGGCCGCAATAACCGTGACGATTAAATAACCATCGTTTCCTTTTAAAAATAACTAAAAATAATAACCGCATGAACAACCTTCATGCGGTTTAATGGCAAACTTTTATGATTCCTATTACTGAAGAAAATGTGCGTTCCGCACTAACCTATTTATCGCCAGATGTTGAACATAAGCAATGGTTTGAAATAGGTGCAGCAGTCAAAGATGCTTTGAATGAAGAAGGATTTAAACTATTTGATAAATGGAGTCAAGGTGGAGCAAGCTATGATAAAAACGCAGTGGGTGCTACATGGAGAGCTATCAATCCTAATGGGGGCGTTACCGTTGGGACACTGTTTGGTTTGGCAGGTCAAAACGGCTGGAAACCGGAAGATGATGGCTATGAAGAAACCGAAGAAGACCGCCAAAAAAGAGCCGAAGAACGCAAAGCAGCCGAAGCTAAAGCTGAAAAAGAACGTCTTAAAAAAGCGCGTAATGCCGCAAAAAAAACAGAAGCATTATTAAGTGTCGCAAAACCAGCTAATGCAGATCATCCTTATCTGGTAAGAAAAGGCATTAAAGCTTTGGGCTTGACTGAGATACTCGCTAACGATGCTGAAAAATTATTAGGCTATGCGCCTAAATCAAGTAGCGAACTATTAACAGGACGGCTATTAATAGCCCCTGTTTATGTGGGTGGAAAATTATCAATGGCTGAACTCATTGATGAAAATGGTAAAAAGACCGCTATAGCAGGCGGTATAAAAAAAGCAGGATATTGGAAATGTCAGTCATTTAAAGAAGAAGATAGCGAAGATTTAGTTATCGCTATAGCCGAAGGCGTAGCCACAACACTATCAATCATTGAATCCACTGATTATTTAACCATAGCCGCATTATCAGCCAGCAACATTCCCAACGTCGCCAAAGCATTGCGCAAACATTACCAAAAAGCGCAAATCATTATCTGTTCAGACGTGGGTAATGGGCAAAAATACGCAGAACAGGCAGCAGAACAAAACAAAGCCATGCTGGTATTACCAGAATTCACCACTGAACAGGTTGAACAATTCAAAGCTAAAAACGGCAAAGAACCCACTGACTTTAATGACCTGCATTTAATCGCAGGCTTAAATTCAGTCTCGCAACAATTAGCCATTAACAAGCAACTAGAACAAGAACCTGTTAGCGTAAAAATGCTGGCAGACAACATAACCAATGCTTTCAAACAGCAACTAAATCAGCGTTTGATTGCTGATTACAATCTGATTGAAAGCGGCAAATACTTGCGCGGTCAATGCCCAGACTGTCATCAAAAAACACTGTGGACATGGAAAGACGACGCCGCATCATTGCGTTGCGAATGCGGCGTTAAGCTCAACACAAATGAGCTGTATCCAGAGATTTTCGAAAATCTTAATGCCAGTTATCCAGTCGTAGAATCGGATCATAAAAGAACAGCCAACGCGTACATGATTATTAATCGTGGTCTGCCATTGGTAGATATTTATGATTGGTATGATCAAGGTACCTATTGGCATTCAAAAGCTAACAAAGGTACGGCAACCGTATTGTTTTGGTTGAACCAAGAAAAAAATATTGCCTTTGAACAGCTTGTTGAGCCGGTAATCATCACCGAAGAAGACGGCTCACAAACCAGTATCGCTGTTAATTATAAAGGTGCAAACGCCGGCTTATATTGGCAGCCACCCACACAGGAAATTAAAAAAGGCGATAAGGTCTATCTATGTGATGGCGTATTTAATGCTATAGCCTTGGCAGTCAAAGGTCATAAAGTCATCGGGCTGTTAAATGCAAAAGCCTTACCAGATACCTTGTTGACTGCTTATGGCGAATTAGCTATTAGATGGGTTATTGCCCTTGGCAATGATAGCCAATCACGCACCGCAACCCATAAGCACCTTTTAAAACTGAAAAAAAATAATCAGCATTCAAGCTGTATTTTTTCATCAGACACCCATGAAAAATTAGAATGGTCTGAGCTATACAAAAGCGGAAAGCTGGAAGTAAAAGATTTAGATACCTACCGCTACTACGGAAAACTGGAAACCGCGCATGGGTCACTGGAAAAAGCCTTTACCCTATGGAACCACGACAACCGCAATTATTTTTGCTTCAGCTACCGTAAAAAAACCTATGCCGTCAAAGTAGACAGCAAGGAATTTCTAAAAGCCAAAAAAGATGCCGAAGAAATAGGAACTGATGAAGAATGGTGCAAAGAACAGGCATTCAATCAATCGGCAGAAATTAACCAGATCGCTACTTTTGAGCTGGATTTTCTATATTTTCAACAGCCGCAAACAGGTGATACTGGGCAGAATTTCTTCAAAGTTAGTTTTTCAAACAACTCACCAACGATTAATGCACCATTCCCTGGCTGCGTATTATCTGCGGCAACTGACTTTAAAAAAGCCATTCGTAAAATATCGCCATCGGCAATCTTCACCGGTTCGACACTTGATCTGGATTACCTGTCAGAGCAATGGCAAAAACAAGCACCATCGGTGGTGTCAACTATTGACTACCTTGGTTATGACCGCTTAAGCAAAGCCTACGTTTTTGAAGATTTTGCGGTTGAAGATGGCGTAATTCATAAAGTCAACGACCAAAATTTTTTCAAGCTGAAAAAACACACCATAAAAACCACTCACAGTTTACCACCGTCAATCGCCCATCAATTGACAACGGCAAAGCCTGTCGATTGGTTAGACGATTACCGTACCGCGTATGGCACAAAAGGCATAGTTACGCTGGCGTGGCATTTTGGTACTTTGTTTGTTCAGCAGATCAGAGCAAAGCATAGAAGCTATCCATTCTTTGAGCTGTTCGGCGAAGCGGGTTCAGGTAAATCCGATATGGTGGACTTCCTGTTTAAACTCATTGGCCTGCACAACATGGGCTTTAATCCTAGCCGTGGCTTTACTTCGGCAGCCGGCTTAACGCGCAAAACATCAGAACTGGCAAATATGCCTATCTGTTTCAATGAAACAGAAAATGACAATCATGCCAAAGACAAGCATGTCGAAACATTCGATTGGGCAAAGTTTCTGGATTTTTATGAGGGTAGGAACGGCGTGGCTAAAGGTGTTTCCACCAATGACAACAAAACCAGAATGCCAGAATTCAAAGCCGCCTTGATGGCGGTACAAAATCCACAGATAACAGGTTCAGAAGCCATCATTACCCGTTTTATTACCGTGAATTTTGACCGCTCACACCATAGACCAGAAGGGCGTTCTGCTTCAGACCGTTTGAAAAACTTGGAAATAAAAGCCGTATCAGGTTTCCTGCTATCAAGCATTACCAAAGAAAAACTTATTTTAAAACAGTACGAAACCAGTTTTGAAAAGTACCGCGCTCAACTGAGCGCGATGCCAGATATAAAAATGCAGCGTATCAGCCATAACCACGCCCAGTTGATGGCAATGATTGATTGTTTGAAACTGGTATTTCCGCTCACCGATGCTGATGTGACAACATCACACGCCATGCTTAAAACAATGGCTGTTGTAAAACAGCAACAAATTAATCAGGACAACCCCATTGTGCAGCAGTTCTGGGCAAACTTTGAATACCTGAACACCCATGCAGTCGATGACGGTTTTGGAGACTACAGAATTGATGATCATCTTCTTAATCATAGTAATGCCACTGACGTTGAAATAGCCGTGAACTTGGAACACTTCAATGCTAAATGTTACGACAGACATCTCCCGATGATAAGCATCTCTGATCTGCGTAAATACCTGCCAACCAGCAAAAGCAAAAAATTCATTGAGTCTAAGTTAGTCTTTTCAAGAATAGAAAAAAAACCATTGCGTTGCTGGATATTTAAACCGAGGTAGATATGACCAAGACAATTAATTCCTGTTGTGCAAGATGTATGTTTTTTACCAAAGACATAATCGGTTCTGGAGCTGGTATTGGAAACTGCCAGAAATATGATGATTACAAAGTGACAGGAGTAAATCAAAAGCAACTGGATATTGCCTTTAGATTATTAGGAAATGAGTTATTTTGGGGTGGTCAATTGCCGCGTCTATGTACTAAATATGAGGAAAAATAATTATGGTTATCAATTATTCAAAAGAAGTACCAAATTTGTTACTTGAACAAATAATCGCTTATGCAACCAAGCACAAAATAAACGTTATTTTTAGCAAATGGGACAGCGTTCAAATGGCATTCGATAGGTTAGCTTATTCTGTAAACCATTTAACAGAATCAGAGCTTTATAACGAGATTATAAATATTGAGGAAATAAAATGATTTCACAATTAGTATCAGAAAGACCAGGTATTGGTGTTATTTATTCAGGAACCGTTGAACATCAACTGGGACTTATTCAAAAAACAGGCTTTAAAAACTGGTGGTTTGAACCATATAAACCAATTGAAAAAGAACAAAAAACACACAGATATTTTTCAGATGACTTAATGGAAAAGGTAACCGAATTCTTTGATGACATAATTGAAGACCCAAGCGAGTTTATTAGACTTTATGGACAACAAGGCAGAGAGATTTATTCAGCAATAGAATTTAATGAATATTTTTGTAAAATTTATGGGCTTAACGGCACTTATAACCGCATTTTATTTTCACTGTGCAACAAAGATTATTTATGTATGAATGGAGCAAGAATAATAATCACTAAATATAAAGTGCAATGCAAATTCTTAGCTGTAAAAAATGTATTTATGTGGAACAACGCAACCCGTCAAGAATGTGTAGACCACCTTAATAAATATCTTGGTTTAAATGAGGATAAATAAATGACTGAAGAAACGCTATTGATGAGCATCCTGATTGAACTAAAAAAAATCAATGCAGATAACAAACTATGGGTAATCGAAGACATCGCCAGTTATTTTCAAATGGGACGTACCACTATAACCAGAAAGATACTCAGCAACAAAGATTTCCCTAAACCAATTTCAATACACAACACATTGCCACGCTGGAAACCAGATGAGGTTAAAAAGTGGGCAGAAAAACAACGGAGTTAATATGAGTGATTTAACCTGTCCATATTGCGGACACGAACAAGAAGTTTGTCATGATGATGGATTCGGCTTTGAAGAAGATAAACGCCATGAAGTTAAATGCCATGAATGTGAAAAACTCTATCATTTCACTACATATATTAGTTTTAGCTACGAATCAATCGCCGCCGATTGCCTGAATACTGAAAAGCATGATTACAAGCAATCACGTTGGTATCCGAATAAAGTGGAATGCTCTATTTGTGGTGATGTAAAAGCAAAAACAGATGATTGTCAGACAACAGTAAATTTCTGGGACTGTGAATGTGAAGATGATTATCAGCATAAAACAAGTGACGAGATTCACTGTAGCAGGTGCAATTCAGATAGAGACGAATGCCCTGACTCAAGAATCAACGAATTGTAATTAGCTAAAACCTCACCACCAAAACCGCCGCGATAACATCAAAGCGGTTTTTTTATGTCTACATCAAAATTACATCAAAAAGTCATTAACCAATTGATATATATAAAAATTTGAGTACCGAGAAAAGGCACGTTTTTCAAGTCACGAACACGTCAACAACGCGTAACTATTAATAATGGTAACGCCGATACCGTCATGTTTGCGTATAATTGCGCAACTTCATTGCATCAAAATTACATCACATGGCATCTATCATAAAGCGCGGTGATTCTTGGTTTGCCCAGGTGCGTAAAAAAGGCGTGTCTAAGTCCAAGAGTTTCAAAACCAAGGGACAGGCGGTTAATTGGGCGGCTCAGACTGAGACGGCTATTATTAACGGCACGCTGGATGCGCCCAGTGAGAAAACCTTTGCTGATGCGTTGAATCGGTATATGCAGGAAGTGAGTATTACCAAACGTGGGCAACGCTGGGAAGTTATCCGCGTCAACGTCTGGTTAAAGTTGCCGTTTGCGCATTATAAAATCGGTTCGGTGACTACGCCTGTTTTGGCTAACTGGCGTGATGACCGGTTGAAAGCAGTAAAAGCCAGCACTGTAAACCGTGAAATGAATTTTATGGCGGCAATATTTGAACAGGCACGGCGTGAATGGCAGTGGATAAGTGTGAATCCGATGCGTGATGTAAAACGACCCGCTAATCCAGCACATCGTGAACGCATTTTTTCCGATCATGATCGTGATGCAATTATTCTGTCATTGGGCTATATGGAAGGCGAACCGATAACAACCAAGCAACAGATTATTGCCGTAGCGTTTTTATTCGCACTGGAAACGGCGATGCGGCGTGAAGAAATCACGGGGCTTGAATGGGGACGGATTGATATGGATAGGCGGTTTTTATCACTTACTATGACCAAGAATGGCGATGCCCGAGATGTGCCGTTATCAAAACGGGCAATTAGCTTGCTGTTATCGCTAAAAGGGTTTTATAAACCATTCCCCGTTGGCAAGGATGTATTATCGACATTGTTCAGGCGTGCGTGCTTGGATTCTGGCGTAAAAAATGCCCATTTTCACGATGCACGAGCCACAGCATTGACCCGCTTAGCCAAGAAGTTGACCGTGCTGGAATTGGCACGCATGGCAGGACACAGGGATATTAAAACCTTGCAGGTTTATTATCGGGAAACGGCGCAGGAATTGGCATTACGACTGGATTAAATTTAGCGGAAAATTTACATCAAAACTATAAAAAGTAGTCTATAGTTATTATTATAAATAGATTGTTCAAGTCCTTAAATTTTCGATAATGTACTGGTCTTGAAATAGCGGTTAATTTTTTGTTGTGTAATTTATCGGCGATGCTGTATGCTTTCATCACTGCTCCACATTAAGCAGTCGGGCTTGGTATCCCGCGAATTACACGGCACAATAGCCGCTTCATGCGGTGTTTTTTTGTGCAACGCCTTGTTACGTCATTATGATGGGCTAGGCGGGGGAGTCGAAAGACTCGCCAGTTCGTGTAGCTGGTATACCAACCCTGTCTAGTCCGTCACCACGTTTGGTATCGTTGGTGACGGATTTATTTAATCCTTACTACACGGTACATATCATGAACACTCAATTAAACCCGCTCGCCAATCCTTTCCAGTTTAATGCTTTAGACGTTAGAACCGCCGTCGATGAAAATAACGACGTTTGGTTTTGTGCTAAAGATGTTTGTACAATTTTAGGTATTACATGGTCTGGAGCAACCCTTGAAAATATGCCCGAAAGCTGGGTTATCATGTTGCCACTCAACACCATAAAAGGCGAAAGAGATACTAATTTCATCAACGAAGCAGGTCTTTATTTCCTTATTTTCCGTTCTGAAAAACCAAAAGCGAAAGAATTTGCAACATGGGTCTGTGAAACCGTTCTACCATCCATTCGCAAAAACGGTTTTTTCGGCACAGTGGATTTAAAAACCCGTCTCGCACTTGGCAAAGAAATTAACGCTATTGTGCATCAAGTAGTGAACAGTAAAAATGTATTTGAATTAAATGTGCTTGTTCCGCAATTAAGGGACTATTGCAATATTGCAGGTTTAAAAATGCCTGCACTAGACTTGGTAAAAGCTGATATTGAACAAAGCGACTTGTTCTTGGCAGGTGCAAAATGAATGCGTCTGAAACAGTAGAAGAATTGCAATGCACTGTAAATGCACTTAATGGCATTCAGGACCTGTTAGCAAATCAGGTTCATCATGCACAAATGAATACCGATAATTTATACTTCTTATTGGGATTGATTGCTGATAGGCAAAACAGCCTTATTCAGACTTTAATAACCTTAGTGTAACCAACAAAAAAGCCCCTTAATCGGGGCTTTTTTTATGTCATGCCACTTGCTGGCTTCCTGCAAACAAATCGACCTGCACCAATGGCTTACTGATAAATTTAACATTGGTTTGAATCTGGGCAGTTATGCCGCAACACAGGCATACTGCATAATTGGTGAACATGTATTCCACCTTGTTGACAGGGGTTGATGAATTGACACTACGGGTGATCAAGCGCATTTTCCCACCACATTCACCGCAAATAATCATTGCTGCCATATCACTATCCTCACGATGTGTAATTGTTGCCATATTATAAACAATTACACAGCGATTGGTGTGGGTGTTAATACGTTAAAAGCGTTTATTTTATCGTTATCGAACACTAATTGTGCGTTATCTGGCAGGAAGTTATTCAAAACCAAGAACAGCGATTGGAACGGTATTATTTCAAATTCGTAGTACATTACCATCTTTTTAAACAAATCACCGCTACCACCTGCCTGTTCTGGCATCATTCCCGCTAATTCTGGCGGGATGCCCCATGCTTCAAGAATATCTGAAGCCGATTGATTCATAATCTTGGTAAAATCGACCTTGGTTAAATCACCGACGGGAAGCACTTTAATCTGCTTTTCCAGATCACCATTATTTGGTATGTCGATTAATAACGTACCCAGTTTGGCAATGCCTTTTTTCTCTTTGATTTTATCGGCAATCTCTTTGGCTTTATCTTGGGAAATACCCGATAAACCAAGAATGTTAGTTTTGTATGAGCCGTTTTTAAAGATATTGCGCTGGGCAATACGGGATTCTTCTCCCATTAAAATGCTTTGCATAGCTCCTATCCAGTAAGGAATACCGTATATTTGCGTAATGGGCGTATATTCAAACAGGTGGATGATTTTCCCTTTCGGGAATTTAACCAGCGTAAAGTTCCAAGGGTTCATCGGATCACGTTGCAGGAAACAATATTGTCCATTGGACATACGGCGCATATTTAATGTGGGTATATGCCGTAATCCTAACGTTTTCCCTAAGCCATTTCTGATTAATTCAAAATAGCAGTTACCAGTAGCAGAAAAATCAATCGCTGCGTTTCTGAGTGTGCCATAGCCAACGATTGAGTTAGGGCGTAAATAACGCAACATTAACCCTGCCTTCCATGCTGGCAATCGCCCATGATGTCCGTTTGTTTGCATCAGGTCGCATAACCCCTGCATAGAGAACGGTGTAGTATAAAAATCATACAGCGGATCAAGCATGACATTATTAAACCGATAGTGGTCATAGTTAATCTCATGCTTGCCCAGTGCGGATTCGGTATCACCGAAATTCATCATGATTAAAGGTTGTTCGCTCATGATCTATCTATCTCAAACAGTTTGTTTTTAAGAGCATATCCTTCTAACATCCAGATTTTTTGCACTGCATTTTCTCGTGCAATTTTTTTACCTATTTCAGCATTGAAATTTTCATGGCTAACACATGCTGATTCACCGGTAACCATGAATCCATTTCTTAGAATAAGTACGCAAAAAGTTAGCAATTCTAATGACCTTTCAATGTCTGAATAATCAGGATTTTCAGAGTTATATTTTGTGTGAATATTTTTTACATCGTTAGCCGTAAAATATTTCTCTGTAACAATATTAGACTCAATGTCATTTATCGTAATTCTTGGTATAGTTTCGTTCATAGCAATTGCTCTTAATCAAAAAAGGTAACAGTAGTTTCACGTTCAAATTCGCTAAACGGTGCTTCGCAGCTAAAAGCTTGCAAGCAAGCCCACGCCATATCACCATGCCCAGCTTTCTTTGTGCGTGTCGAGTAGTAAGTAATCTGGTTAGTTTGTGGCGTTATTTTTTGCTTGATAGTCATAAAAGCCAACGGC